AGCTTTAGGTGATAATAACAATTTAGCAATCTCGTCGGGATCATTGGCTACAACTTTATTAGTAGCACGGTCTAAAATACCTTGGCGTTGATCTAATTTATACCCCAGTGCCTTGGCAACAGAGTTTACTAATACATTACGATCCTGTCCTTTAAATTCTGAATTAGCAGGGGCAGTTAGAAAAAATTTGCCTGTGCCCATATTTTTCATAAACATAAAGTCTGTTTGTACAAACCCATTGTTGGGATTACCTACAATAGGTGTTTTAAAGTGTACTTGTCCAGCACCTTTTTTAATATAGTCCTGGGGTTTTAATTTGTGACTATTACACCATTGAACTAGTTCTGCGGTTAATTGCTCTGGAGTAATTTCATTAATATCAACAGCAACATCTAAGTCGCCGGAAGTAGGTTTGCGACCTGTACTACCTAATGTATTATTTTGTAAATCAATATCAAGCATTTGCTCAAGCCAGTCTAATGTAGGCTTAACATCTATTTGATTGATGCGCTGAGTGGCGGCTTGTTTCTCGCCAGTTTTAAATACATTGCCGCCCATTATTTGCCTGCCTTAAATGCTTTTAATTCTTCTGCTAATAAATGTGCTGCTCTTAATGTAGCGTCTAATGTTTTTGACCCAGTTGGCTGGCGTGGTTTATCATTTTGTAATGCTGTTTCTAATCCTTCAATTCCTTGAGTTTTTATTAAATTAATAAAATTTGCTGGTGGCATTCCTTGCCCGCCGCTTGATCCAACACTACTAGACGAGGATCCAGCTCCAGCATTTCCTCCGGTACTAAATGCCTTTGTTAATAATTTTTTAAATATTGGAGCAGCTTGTTTTACATCTGTAGATTTTTCAATAGCATCTACTTCAGGTTTTAAATCTGGATCTTGTTCTGCGCCTTTTAATTCAGGTATTTTTGCATCGGCCCATTGACTAAATTTTGATAATGGTAAATGGTCGCTTGATCCGGCTGTCTTGGCACCGCCAGGAATTACAATGCCGCCCGGCGATGTATATTCGGGTGCTTCTCTAATTCCTGACAATGGGCTCATTTGTTTATTTTGTGCTGAGATATTTTGTTGTGTTTGCGTATTATACCCATTAGATTTAACTGGTTGAACTGGAGCGACTTTTTCAGCAGCATCTGGATTTGTTTGATATTGTATATCTGGACCAAATGTATTTTGAAATGCTACTGTATACTGATTAACTTTTTGTGTTGCTTTAGGATTTTTTACTAATTGTTTAGCCGCTTGTTGCGCCTCATACCCGGCGTCACCTGGTTTATACCAGTATCCAGCGTCGCCTTCTTTTTTACCTTTGTTCATTTTTTGTTGAATGGCGGCTAAATTTTTATTTGCGTTTGATTTATAAACTTGGTTTTGTGCCCTAGCAAATTGCTTAGGGTCTGTTAATGCTGATGCGACACCGCCTAAGCCGCCAGCTCTATATCCTACTTTAGTTGCTCTAACCGCCGCTTTAACATTATCAAGAATACCTTCTTCTAATTCTTGTTGGCGTTTAGTTAGTTCATGAATTTGCATCAGTTTTCCTTACGGTGCGAGTAAACTTGCCTGGGTCGCGAAGTTTAATTGCGTTAATCAATTTGCGTGTAAGGTTCTCTGCTTGCTCTGGACTATAGGTAGAGTCAATTTGCTCTAACAAGCGTATAGCACTATCGATAATATTGGTGGCACGATTTTCGATAATATGACGGTTGTCATACTCGGTGTATAAGCTATCTAATTCTTCTAATAAACTACGGGTTTTCTTTTGCATAATTGCCAGAACCTTTTTATTATTTATTACAATTCATTGTATGTTGTCTGGAATTAATTCTGTTTAATTTGCCCTAATAATGCCTTTAATTTGCTACTTTGTACATCCGCAGTAATTTTGCTTGTTTCGCCCATGTCTTCATCTATAGATCCAACATTAATTACTTTACTTTGTGTTTTAATACTATCATAAATGTTGGGTTTTTTAAACGAATTTACTGGGCTAGTTTCTTCAGGTAAATCAGTAATGCGCATAGTTTCAATATTATATTCTAATTCAACTTTTTTCCCAGTTCCATTACTTGTACGAGTTTTCATACATTGTAACTGATAACGCCCGCGCTCTTTCATAGCACGACTTGTAAAGATACCAAACACATTATCTGCGGTATTAATTTTACTAATACCGCCAGCAATATGACTGTGGTCAAATTCAATTTCTTCAACTGCTCCGCGATTTAATTGCGATGCTGTTACCAATAATACTCCCAGTTCTTGCGCTAAGTTACGCAATTCTTCCGCTACATATTTGTCTTTAATAAACTGATCATTAGGATTAACTTTAACACTAGCTGGCATTAACAAGTCTAAATAATCAACCATAATAAAATCAACTTTAATACCTGTTTGCACTTGTACTTCTTTTAAATATGCGCGAACATCATTAATATTACTTTGGGCTGGTAATGATTTTACTCGATATTGCCCAGCTTTTTTGCCAAACATTTTAATCTTTAATTCTGCTGTTTCTAAATCTTTGCGAATTTCTTTAGTTGACATATTAGATAACATCGCATCAGTACGTAAGCCCACGAGTTCTTCACTAAGTTCTAAACTAACATAAGCTCCGCTCAACCCTTGTTCCAACCAACTTAATGCTATATTCATCATAACTAAAGATTTACCCGAGCCAGATCCGCCAGCAAAGATATTAAGTTCTCCGCGACTAAATCCACCATATAAAATCTTATCTAGACTAGGCCAACCTGTACTTACTTGCCCGCCTGAATTAAAATATTTGTCATTACGACCTCTAGGATCAGCAAAATAATCTGTGCCCATGTCTTTTTGTAAACTAATTTGTACAGCATCTTTAATTAATTTTTCTACCGGAGCAAAATCACCCTTTTCCAATAAGTCTGCTGATTTTAAAATTGCTCTTTCTAATTCTTGGCGTTTAGTAAAACTCTCAAATTCTTCCATAAACCAATTTAAGTTGCCGTCTGGTAGTTCAGGCAGTTCATTAAGTTTGGATCCTGTGGCCGCATTAATTTGTTGTAATACCGGAAGTGTACCATGATCTTCATAGTGTTTTTTGATAAACTCTGCCGCGGATCTGACACTACGGTCAAAGTTTTCCGGATTATAAATATTTTGAACACGAACGAAGGATTCGGCATCGTGTAGCATCATTTCTAAGAATAGTTTTTGGACTTCAATCCCGTAATCGTTTAGCAAGTTGCATTTTCCTTATTTCAATTTTAATTTTACTAGTTTCCTTAGACTGTAATATAATTAGCAAAGTTGCAACTCTGCCTAATTTTACTACAGCATCATTAATATCTTTAATCCCTGCTGGCCAGATTGGAATACTAACTGCCCACCCTAATTCTATAGCACGGGCTATCAATTTCAATCCAGCTTCGTCTTGATCTGGAACTACAATAACATCGCGCTGTAAATTTTTAATTAGCTGTGCTTGTGCGGCATTTATATCATTGTGCATAACTGCCATACCATCCACAGATAATGCGTCAAAAATTCCTTCAACTACAATTATATACTGCCAATCTGCGTGTTGTAAATCTTGTCCAAATACATATCCTGGTTGCATATCATTCAAATACTTGGGTACACGATTGTCTAAAAACCTGCTAGTATTGCCTATAATTTGGTGGTTATGCGTAAAAGGTATTACCACCCTAGGGCGTATAGCTTTACCGCTATCCACCATGTATGGATACTTAGTAGGATCAACTGCTCTAGATTTAAGATAAGCCCATTGTTCTTTATGCTTATCCTTATCCAGTAATTCCAACCCTGCTGGTAAATCCTTTTCTTCAAATTCAATTTCAATTTTTTTAATTAGTTTAGCTTGATCTTCCAACATACCATGTATGCTACGATGGCGCAAACTTTCTAAATTTATATGCTCGATAGTCATGGTATCTACATTTAACCACTCGAGCAATTTGCGAGCTTTGTATGTTAAAGCACGACCTAATGTAAATGAAGTTGTATACTGACAATTAAAACAATGATATGACCAACCTTCTGGATTTATTTTAATTCCGCCACGCTGTCTTTTATCCTGTGTATCGCCACGATGAATACAGCAAGGTGCGTTGAAAGATATCCAACCGGAACTTGTTTGTTTTCGCTTTGCGGGTAAAAAGGAGATTACATCAATCATGCTTAATTATAACATGAAATTTGGTTGAAATCAACTATTAACGGTACATTAAATTGGTAATAAAACCAGTGGAAATGAGTACTAAGGCGCCTTGGTTTTGTGGTGGCACTGGGTATGCTTGTGGATTGATTTGGCCTAACGCAATTGGCCAATATCCAGAACCGCCGTTGATTACATTAATGGCAACAATCGTTCCATACCCAACACCTTCAGGTCCGTATTCGTCTGGCCCCCAAGTATCTGACATAACTGCTTCGGCTACTGCTCCAGCGCCATTGCCTAAAATATCTATCTTAGGAGGTGCTAAGTATCCGGAACCGCCATTTTGAATTTCAATAGAAGTGACTACGCCATTCTCACAAGTAGCATAAGCACTAGCCGGAATTCCTGGTTGGTTCGGTGTAGCAAAAAGCGAGTTATTAAATCCTAAACGAAGTATTGGATACCATCCTTCGATGTTCATGTAAATAGTTTTTGTTTCGTTATAGTACGTTGTTGACTCGGTAATATTATACCAAATACTTTGATAATTTTGTGCCCACTGGCCTTTGATAGTTCCTGTATATCCAACTAAATCCATTTGTACTGTTGTGATATAATTTTTAGGCTCGATAAAACTTGTATAAAATTCGGTATTAGCCAATGAATTCCAATACCAACTTCCAGTGCCGCCCGCATACCAACTACCGGCCCAACCTGGGAAATTTTCGTATCCTGCTCCGTCAAAACTAACTTGCGAGGACAATGCTGTGGTAGGAATCGTCAAAGGTCTGGAAGGTATAAATTGCGGCAATACCGAGTTTACAATATCAATTGGAGCACGGGCTCC